CCATTGCCTTTACATTCTCCTCATGGGAGATCCTGGAGGATGTGAAGCCCGAGTAAAAAGAGGCCACGCCCCTGACTCGGGGGCGTGGTTTTATTTAAAGGAGGTTATGGTATGACATTAACTGAACAGCTGATGCACTCCGACGTGGAAGCGATGAATACCCTTCGGACGGGCACATTTCATTCAAAAAGACTGCAGCGAGTCCTTGGGGCGGACGAGCTGGTGGAGATAACCATAAAAGAGATATCTCCGGCAAAATATAATTCCATAAGAGACGCAAACAAAAACAATTCCGATGAATTCGCCGTTTATAACAGGATATGTCTGGAAGGTATCGTTGAACCGAACTTGAAAGACAACGAGCTGATGAAGCACTTCCAGTGTTCAACTCCTATTTCTCTTGTGGAAAAGCTTTTCTCCATGGAAGTTGTTGCGATAGCCAATTCCATCGCAGAGCTTTCGGACTTTGCTACGGAGGATAAGCAGGTTGAAGAAGTAAAAAACTGATAGCGACGGACATAGATACGCATTATGCGTATGCTCTGTTCCGTCTGCATCATTGGAAGCCTGATGATTATTTTGAAGCTACAACAAGCCAGAAAATAGTCTACCAGGCATTTATAGATAAAGAGCAGGAAGATATCTCTGAGGAGATAGAGTCCTCTAAGAGGTGAGTATGTCTACACAGTACATTGACGCCGTCCTGAGGCTTACTGATAAGTTCACAGCACCAATGAATGCCGCACTGGGTAAACTCTCTAATTCCCAGAAAACTCTCTCGGCACTCGGAAGAGCCACCCAAAAGGCAGGTAAAACGATCTCAAGCGTGGGTTCTGCCATCACCACGGGGATCACTGCCCCGGTGGCTGCTTTTGGCGCTGTAGCGGTGAACGAGTTTGGAAATGTAGATAAAGAGCTCAGATTAGTCCAGCAGACTATGGGGTCTACCGACGAGGAAGCAAACAGCCTTAGGAAGACCATGCAGGCTGCGGCTGCAGATTCCGTATTCGGAATGCAGGATGCAGCTGATGCGACTCTTAATTTTGCGAGAGCAGGATATCAGGCGGCTGAAGTAGAAAAGATGCTGGCTCCTTCCCTTGATCTGGCAGCGGGTACGGCTACGGACCTGTCTGTAGTGACGGAAGGGCTGGGATCCACTTTAAAAGCATTTGGGGCCGATGCAAAAGAGGCTTCCGGATACGCTGATGTATTTGCAAAAGCTCAGGCGCAGGCAAATACAACTGTGGAAGATCTGTTTGGAGCAATGAAGACAGGTGGTGCGTCGTTTAAGAATGTTGGATGGGACATGAAAGACCTGTCTGTAGCCACTGGCGTATTGGGCGATGCAATGATAAGCGGCTCAGAGGCGGGTAACGCTTTTAAGAGTGGTTTAGCAAACCTCGCAAATCCTGAAAAGACCAAAATACTACAGAATCTCGGGGTTGATATCTGGAATGCAGATGGAACCATGAAGAGCTTTATCGAGACTCAAAGCCAGTTAAATACTGCTTTTGGCAAGTTGACCGATAAAGAACGAATTGCAGCGGCTACCTCATTATTCGGCAAAAATCAGATGGCTAAGTGGCTTACATTGATCCAGCGAAGCCCTGCCGATATCCAGAGGATGTCGGATTCGCTTAATGGTATAGCCGGAACATCAAAGAAGCAGGCAGACGCTCTGATGAGTGGAGTCGGAGGATCCATTGAAAAACTGAAATCCAGTTTCGATGTTCTGAAGAATGACCTGGGCGGGATTCTGGGTGACATTGTTAAACCGGTGATCGACAAAGTCACTGAGATGATGAATGCTTTCAGGGAGCTTCCTGACGAAACGAAGAAAAATATCGTTTCGATGGTCCTCAAGATCGCGGCGCTAGGACCTGCGCTTTTGATATTCGGGAAGCTGGTTACCGGGATTGGTACAGTCATTTCAACCGTCGGGAAGCTGGGAAGAGCTTTTAAGGCGGCGGGATCCATCGTGGGACTCATCACATCTCCCATGGGCATCGTAGTGGGAGTCCTGGCGGGAGTAGCTCTGGCGACAGTCCTTATTATTAAAAACTGGGATAAAGTAAAGGCCACGGCTCAGAAGGTCTGGGGATTTGTGTCAAGTATAGTCTCAAATATGGGATTCAACTTTACCTACATTTCCGAAGGGTTTAACAATCTTGTCGGAAGTATAAAAGGTGGAATTGCAAGGATAAAAGAATGGCTGCAGCTTCCCACTGTAAAAGCCGCTTTAGACTTCTTTACCGGGATATTTGTGACAAAGATCGCGGTGGCGATCGGAATGATATCCGGTATCATCGGGGCGGCAGCTCAGATGATCATGGATGTCGTCGGCGGGATAATGACTGTATTCTCGGGAGTTATCGATTTTATCGTTGGAGTATTTACGGGAGACTGGCAGAGAGCCTGGGACGGAGTGTCTAAAGTCTTTGAAGGCTTTGCTGAAGCTTTGGCAGGAATATTTAAAGCTCCGATAAACGCCATCATCGGAATGATAAATGGCGTGGTAGGGGCGATAAACGGAATGGGATTCGATGTTCCCGACTGGGTGCCTGTGATCGGCGGCAAGAAGTTCGCTCTTAATATTCCCACTATCCCGATGCTCGCAAAAGGTACATCGTACTGGGCAGGCGGTCTGGCTCAGATCAACGAGCGCGGAGGCGAGATCGTAGACCTTCCTTCAGGAACGAGGGTATATCCTCATGATGAGTCCGTAAGGATGGCCAGAAGGAGCGGCATGCAGATCACCATCGCAAAGATCGCTGATGAGGTTGTTATCCGGGAAGACAGTGACATACAGAAGCTGGCTGCTGCTCTGGCCCTTGAGTTTGAGAAAAAGATATATGACTATGCTCCGGCATAAGGAGATGATATGGAATATCTGATCATAAACGGGGAGGACAGTATAACCCTCCCAATAAATCCATCCGCGGTGACTGTGGAGGATTCATGGAAAAACGAAGAAGTGGACATTAACAAGATAGGCCTTATCACGCTGATAGGAAAGAGGGCCCTGCGGTCCGTTACCCTAGAGTCTTTTTTTCCCGCTCAGGAATATGGGTTTGCAATCCATACAGAGCACTGCGACGATCCATTTTTCTACATCCGGAAGTTATCTGAGTGGAGAGGCCAGATGCTGACCTTTACCATGACAGAGACAGATAATTATATTTCATGGCCTTGTGTGATAGACGACCTACAGTACGGCTTCAGGGAAGCGGATGATGATATTTTTTATACTCTGAGGCTTAAAGAATATAAACAGGCGGCTAGTACGAGGAAAATGCCGGATACAAAGAAGGTGATCTATACCACAAAGAAGGGCGATAATCTTAAGTCTATTGCCAAGAAAAAGCTGGGGAAATCATCTTATGCAAAGAAGGCATATAACCAGAATAAATCGGCTATAGACAAGGGCGTGAAGCGTGAGGTAAAGCGCATCAAAAAGAAGGATCCAGCAAAGGCCAAGACATACAAACTGCAGAGTGTGCTGACAAAGAAGCTCCCCAAGGGAATAAAACTTACGATGAAGGTGTGATATGAGAGTCGAGTGGACGCATAACAAAGTTACAAAAGACATAACCGAATATGTGACCTCACTCAAATGGAGCGGAGCTGCTACGCAGGCTTCGAGGACTCTGGAGTTTTCCCTGGCTAATGATCCGTATGACAAATACTTAAAAAGACCCGACATCAAAACAGGAGATGTCCTGAAGCTTTACAAGGGCAAGGATAAAAACCCGAAGTTTGTCGGGAGGGCGGTAACACGCCAGCTGACAAGTGAGATCGGAACGGTGGATGTGACCGTTTACGATTACATGCACAACATGATCCAGTCCACTGGGACTTATAAATTCAATAATAAGTCTCCTGAGTACATCGCGAAGTCGGTTTTATCGGATCTGAAGATAACACCCGGGGACCTGATGAAGACCAATACAAAGATAAAAAAGTATTATCCATCGGATCGGACATATTACGACATCGTGATGGGAGCGTATAAGAAAGTCTCAAAGAAGACCGGAAAGAAGTATTTTCCGAGGATGAACGGGACGAAGTTCGAGATCATCGAAAAAGGAAAGATCGTAAAGAACTATGTCCTAAGGGACGATGCGAACATTTACGAGTCCAGGTATGAAGAAAATGCCGACGGGATCGTGAACATGGTGGATGCCTACAAAGACGACAAGAAAGTAGGTACCTACAAAAAGAACGATTCCATCAAGAAATACGGCGTAGTTAGGCAGTCAGTGGATGTAGAATCCGGGAAGGGCTCAACAGAGGCTAAAAACACCTTCCAGGGAGTGGAAAAGACGGCTTCCGTTTCGGCTTTAGGGAACTGGGACTGCATAGCAGGAAGAGGCATACAAATTTATGACAGCTCATCGAAGCTGATCGGCACTTACTGGATAGAAAACGACACCCATACATTTGAAGGCGGAGTCCATAAGATGGAGCTGGATCTGACATTTAAGAATGTAATGGAAGATCCACAGGTAAAGAATGAAAGGCCTCAAAGTAAAACAGTATCCAACAGCACGACGGTAAGAGACACGACAAACACTTCAGTAGTGTCTTCCAATGCAGGTGGCACGAAGTACATCACATCAACGGGGAATGCGGTATTTACTGCTTCCTTCATCACTCCGGGAGCCATGGACGACTACGGACATGTCCTGAAGGAAAATACGATAATCGCTCCAAAATCTTTTATGCTGGGCGGGACGGTAAAGGTTTCCGGGACCGGCACAAAGTACGACGGACGGACGCTTAAGATCGTAAAACGGATGGATAATTCCTTTGTAGATGGAAAGACGCATTATTCTATACCAATGAAATCCGAGAGCGATTATAAGTCTTTCGGGAAAAAGTATGGAACTGCTAAGTATACAAGGGGAGTAACCGTAAAAGGCACGACTTCCAAGGCTGAGCAGGTGGTAAGGGTAGCTAACAGTTACCAGGGCAAGGTCAAATACAAAGTAGGGGCTTCCACACCGGCAAGCGGAACCTGCGGAAATCCCGAGTTCGTATATGTTTCTTTCTTCAGAGGAGCAGGAGTGAATGTAGGATCCTCTGCCGGAGCTCAGGCTCTTGCAGGATCTTTAGTATTAAAGCAGAACCTCAGGAGAGGGGATATCGTGGTATTCCGAAACACGGATGGAATAACAGGGATCTCCCACACGGGAATAATGCTGAACAATAAACAGTTTATCCATTGTGCCATAAGAGGCGTGGTGGTAGATACGCTGCAGTCAGACTACTGGAGCGCACATTATGTCAGAGGAAGAAGGATCGTATGAGCATAGATGCAGGATCCAATGGAATAGGACGGATGCTCGATATCATGCGGAATGTGGCTCACATGGAGCAGGGCAACGGATTAGTCCTGGGAGAATACCTGGGAGATAAGAAGTTTCAGATAGAAGAGCATGTCTTTAAAGAAGGTGAGTATCAGTGCCTCGAAGGAGTATTTGATAAAGAGCTGGAGTTTACCTTTGAAGATAAGACGGAAACAAGGGCAGGCGGAAGCGGATACGCCCAGTTTGAGTCCCATGACCATGATGTTAAGTGGATAAAGAAAAAGATCACGCTGCATACGACTCTGGAAAAAGGAGATATAGTGCTGGCGTATCAGTTTGGAGATGAGGATTATGTGATCATCGGAAAGGTGGTTTGATGTTTCCTTATGAAGTTGATGAGGAGGAAGTCCTTGACGAGACTGCCGAAGAGATAGAAGAGGAAGAGCCCGTTGAATACGGGGTGGACTTTAAGACCGGGAAGCTTACAGGCGGAAAGGTCAGAGGTAAAAAGGCTATTATGGTGTGGGCGTGGAATGCTCTAAAGACCTATAGATTCGTTTACGAACCCATGGCATGGGATTACGGGTCATCTCTTCCGGATCTGATCGGCAAAGCAATGAAACATGAGGAGCTGGAGGCCAGAGCGGAAGCGCTGGTAAGAGAAGCTTTGATGCCGAACCCGTATATCGAAGGGATATCGGATTTCTCATGCGTGATAGAAAACGATAAGATGTTTATTTCATTTACACTGGAGACCGCTTTTGGCGAGGAGGATATGAATGTCGAGATATGAAGATAAAACGCAGGAAAATATCTTAAATGATTCCCTGGCAAAAGCCAATAACTTGATGAGCGAGCTTCCTGAGGAGGAAAGAGTCTCAATGGATGAGGGATCCCTTATCTATCTGGCACTTTCAAAGAACGCCCTAAGGTTGGAAGAAGCTTATGCGGAGCTGGATGCTTTAAATGATAACCTTCTGGTGGATACTCAGGATGAGGAGCACCTTATCGAGACGGGAGCCGAAGCAGGGCTTCCCATTATCTCGGGAACGCCTGCCAATGTAAGGGCAGAGCTGAACTGCGAAGCGGAAGAGGGAACCGAGTTTTCGGCGGTGGATTCTGATTATAATTATATCCTCACCGAGTTTATCGAAACGATTATCGATGGAGAAAATACCAGATACGCCTATGTTCTTGAGGCCATGGATGATGGAGTAGCTCCTGGGAATTACAGGGGAGACATTGAGCCGGTGGATTTCCTGGATGGATTTGATACAGGCGAGATCGTGTCTACTATCGATCCGGGAACAGAGCAGGAAGATATCGAAGTATATCGTCAGAGAAGACTCAATAATTTCGTCACAAAAGAGTGTGCAGGAAATGCTGCTTATTATGTAGGCGAGACAAAAAAGATCCCCGGCGTGGGCGGAGTCAAGGCTGTAAGAAGACAGGAAGGAACGGATTACATACCGGTATATGTCCAGGCTTCGGATTACGGCGTACCTTCGAGCAATCTGATAAACACGATCCAGGCTACCTTTACTCCGAACGAACCCGGAGACGGAACAGGAAGAGCTCCTTTTGGACAGAATCCGAGAATCATCGCAGTGGAAGCAAAAGAGTGCGATATCGTGGTAGATCTGGAGTTCGAAGAAGGATACAGCTGGGCGGCAATGTACTCAACTATCAGAGCGGCCGTGGAAGAATATTTTCTTTCACTCAGAGAGACATGGGAGACATCCACGATAATTGTAAGAGTGTCATATATCGAGAATGCAATCCTTAATCTGGATCATGTAACTGATGTATCGTCAGTAACAATAAACGGCTCCAGCGCGAATGTGACATGCGGAGCATACGAGATCCCGACTCTGGGAACACTGGAGGAGGCTTGATATGGAATTAAGAGAAATCGAACTTCCCAGACACCTGATGGACATGACGGAGATCCGGATCATCGATGCGGTCTCCGATATGCTCATTTCCGATCTGGAAGATGCGATCGAGGATGTCAATAACGACATGCTCATCGAAACTTCCACAGAATACGGGATAAGACGGAGAGAGAAGATCCTGAGGATCACGCCATACGATACGGACGACATCGAGTCCAGGAGAGCCAGGGTTATGGCCAGATGGTACGATGTCACTCCATATACGGAAATGACCATAAGGGCCAAGATGGACAAGATCTGCGGAGAGGGGAATTATAGGATGACCCTCGACAAAGATAATGATGTTTTAAATGTTCAGGTCACGGCCCTGACAAACGAGATCCGAAGAGCTGCACTGGATTATCTGGAAGAGACTGTAATGCTGCAGCTGGTGATCAATGTAATAGGATCCACGGACGTAATCGAGGATACAGACCTTTATACAGCAAGCATGGCTTCAGTACATGGCCGTGCGGAAGTCAACCTGGAGGTGGAGTAAATGGTAAGTTTTGACAGATCGGCGGTAACGGTAAGGGGAAAAGAATTATTAAATGCGGGGGCGGACCTTACCTTTACAAGGATCGCAGTGGGGGATGGAGCTTATACCTCCTCCGAAGACATTACGACAAGAACGGCCCTGAAATCGCTCAAGTATAACTACGAACCTTCCAGCGCAGAGCGGACGGGAGACGGGATCGAGATCGGGGCTCTCATTACAAACTACGACCCGACAGACGACTCGACCATCGTAGACACGACTTTTAATATGACCGAAGTCGGTTTATATGCGACAAATGAGGGGACGGAATACCTCTTTGCCATGTGCATTTCCTACTCAGGAGAGAGGATCCCCGCATATACGGGAGTCAACAAGACAGAAGTCGTTATCGACTGGAAGATTGCAGTGACCGGAGACGCTACAGTTACTTTCGCTCCTGGAAGCGCTGCAGCTCGCGCTAGTGATCTGAATGCTCATGTGATCCAGCAGGTCCTTTCAAGCGACGGAGCTCATGGCATCAGAGCCGTAAAAGACGGAGATGAGATCAAACTCCAGGTAAAGGATGGCGGAGTCTGGAAGGATGCCGGGGGCGGAGGGACGACGATAGTACCTGCACCGGTGCAGGATACGAGTGAGACCTATACTTATGACGGGACGGCTCAGAGCATTGCATGGACGAGTGCTCCGGATCTGACGAAGGTACTGGTTACGGGAGATAGTGCGACCAATGCTGGGACTTATACTTGCACATGTACTCTGAAGGGGAACAATGCGGTATGGGGAGACACTTTGGATGCGGTTCCGAAGACATTTACCTGGACCATTGATAAGGCGGCTCCGACGCTGAATGTATCACCTACTGCCATTTCCTTTGATAAGGATCATACCTCCGAGGTCGTGGTGGGAGTGACGACGAACTCAGACGGAACAGTGAGTGCTACAGGGTACGACACTGACCTTGTTACTGTTACGGGTTCCGGAACCACATGGAGGGTGACTCCGGAGCAGGTGACAGGCGAGACCACAATGACCATTGAAGTAGCGGCTACATCAAATTATCTGGCGGCTACCCAAAATGTGGGTATCACCTGTACTTTCACTGCGGTATACGGAGCTTCCTGGGACGGAACCTCAACGACCGCATGGACAAGAACGGATCAGGCAGCGTCCTTTACGGATCCGGTGCCTTATGTGGCAGGTGCGACAAATTACGGGTCGCCTTTTGATAACTGTTCTCCCTGGAAGGACATGAAGAAGGTGGAGGATTCGGCAGCAGGCACTCTGGTCGAGATCCCGAAGTTCTGGTACAAGATAACTCAGAGCGGAGCAGGAATGAAGATCCAGATCGCAGATGGCGAGATGGACGGATTCTCAGTGTCACCGGCCCACATGGACAGGGGAGACGGCAAGGGCGAAAGAGACAAGATCTATGTAGGAAGGTACCACTGCGCTACATCCACATACAAGTCCACTACAGGTGTTAAGCCTGCGGCCAATGCTACAAGGTCTGCTATGAGAACCTCAATCCACAACCTGGGCACAACCATCTGGCAGATAGATTTTGCCACGAGGTTCACGCTGTGGCTGCTCTACATCGTGGAGTTTGCTGACTGGAACTCTCAGGCAAAGATCGGATACGGCTGCGGCGATAATTCCGCTACAGGTAACATGGGATACACAGACTCCATGCCGTATCATACAGGAACGACTCAGGCAAGCAGGACGACCTACGGTCTGGGAACCCAGTACAGATATATCGAAGGCCTTTGGGACAATGTCTATGATTGGTTAGACGGATGTTATTACGATTCAAACGGACTTAATATCATAAAGAACCCTTCAAGCTTTTCCGATTCCTCGGGCGGTACGGCAGTGGGCGTACCCTCAAGCGGATATCCGAGTGCATTTAGCGTCAAGAATGTAAGCGGAACCTATACTTTGTTCATTCCTACGGCGGCAAGTGGAAGCGACAGCACATATTCGTGCGATGGCTGGCTCTTCGATGCTTCGTACCCCTGCCTTTACGCGGGTGGTGATTTTGGCCGGAATCTGGACCTCGGTATGTTCTTCGTGGGCTACTCCAGCGTTACGAGCGCGTACGCGGGCCGCGGGTGCCGCCTCCTGAAGCTCCCTTAAGGGGGAGCGCGAGGGGGTCTTCCCCCTCGTTCAGACATTGGTCAGAGACCGGGGCTGTCTGTGCATGCCTGTGGCAGTTTAGCGTTTATATCGTG